TAAGAAGTGGCTTAAGGCGTTACGCGAGGAGGCTGTGGCTACGAACAAAGCTCATGCTGACAGACTTGGCATTAATGCTTCTACTGCTATTACTGCTGTTAAGCCCTCTGGTACTGTTAGTCAGCTTGTGGATTCTGCTTCAGGCATTCACCCGCGATTCTCACGACACTACATAAGGCGCGTTCGAGGTTCGGCAGACGATCCGTTGTGTGCTGTGTTAGAGGCTGCTGGTGTACCTGTAGAGAATGATGTTATGTCACCCAACACTAAGGTGTTTAGTTTCCCTATGGAGGCTCCTGAGTGCGCTGTGTTGGCGTCAGACATGGGCGCTATGGAACAGCTAGAGTTGTGGGAAATCTATCAGGACTACTGGTGTGAGCACAAGCCGTCAATGACCTGCTACTACAGGGACGACGAGTTCTTAGAGGTAGGACAATGGTTATATAACAAGTTCGATAAGATCAGTGGTATCAGTTTCTTACCGTACAGTGACCACACGTACCAGCAAGCACCCTATGAAGCTATCGACAAGGCTACGTATAACAAGTTATGCAAAGACTTTCCGAAAGACTTTAGTTGGGACATAGAAGAAGCCAGCGACATGACCGAAGGATCACAGCAACTGGCTTGTACTGGTAACAACTGCGAACTGTAACGTTCACTACTGGGGAGCTTCGGCTCCCCTTGCTAGTTCTTCTTGTTGCGCTGGCGTGGTTACATCAGTCGCAGCCGTGAACGCCTTAATAGTAGAAAGACTTAAAGATCCTTGTAGCGCCTCTACGTAATACTGCCCTATCTTAATAGCAGCCTCTTTAGATCCCTTTGCGAACTTAGCCATTTCGCTTGCAGGGGGATTGGCAAGCTCTGCAACAACGTCGGGATCAAGTAACACTTCTGCTGACTTGCTGTAAAACTTATCCTTTCCTTTTGTGACCGCTGACCGCGCCACGGTGTTAATAACTTTACGTTGCGGAGACAGTATCTGGTTTCTAAACGTACCCGCAAGCTCTGGAATGCTAACACCGATTGACTCCTGAACTGTGTCCATAACAGGAGAACCTGACATACTATCAAGCAGCACAGAATCTATCTTCTTTAGCTTGTCGCTTATTGATGCCAGTCTTTGTATGTTTTTTGCGTAGCCTGCGCCAAACACATCATCAACAAATTCAGAGTTTCTTTTTACAATTTCTGCCATTGAATCTGACTTTCCGTAAGACCCCATCAAAAACTCTTGCCGTATGCCTGACAACACAGAGGCTTTTTCGGTTTCGTTTAGCTTGTTTATTTCTTCTAAATAACTTTTACGCTTGGCGGGGTTAGACTGCATCTCTGCAACCGCTTTAGAAAGATTCATGTTGGATATTGTTTTAAAGAAACCCTGAGCGTTCTTTGTACTCTGCTCTTTAAAGGCTTGGTTGTGCCGCGCCTCTGTATTTCTTATAGTTCTTAGTCTACCCGCTGTGTCTGCAAACTCTTCAGCCATTCCAAAACGTTGTATCAATCTTTGATTACGCCTAATAAACGTATCAAGCTGACGCTGGTTTATGTTACCGTCTGCGCCGATCACACCAGCCTTCTCAGCTTTAAGCCTTATAGCGTGACGTACCACAGCTTCTCCACTTTTACCAACAAACCTAACGTAGTCTTCAGCCTGTTGGTAGTTCATCAGCGCGTCAGCAGCCCCCTGATCAAAACGCTTTGCAGTAAAGTCCCGCATGCCCTCCGCTCTCATAGGAAGTCCAAGCTCTTTGTAGTAAAACGCATCAGCATCAAGCAAGCTTTTAATAAACGCCGGTGCAGTTTGCGCCTTGTCTACCATCGTTTGCTGTATTATCTGTTTAGTCTGGTATAGCTTGTTAAGAGTTTGACTAGCCTGCATATCATCGCGCAAGTTACGCTTAGACAGTTTAGTTATCTCACTGTTAACAGCTTTCTTTAAAGAGATAAGATCAGAGCCAGTTACTTTAGGCATCTCAAACATCATGTTACCGTCTACGTCTTCCACCTCTGTAGGTTTCCAGTGCTTCTCAAGTTGCTGTCCTACCTTGCTTTGAGGCCCAAACACATCTTGCAAGCGTACATTGCGGAAGTTATTCCAAACATCAAACACCTGCTTATCAGTAAGCCTTACACTTTTGCCACGCTTGTTTGAAACGTCATAAAGTTTGTCAGCCTCTTTTCTGATCATGGCTTCTTTTCTATCAAGAAGTTTGTTTGCAGTTCTGCCTACATCAATAGCATCCTTTGTACCAGTAAGTCTAGTAGTCAAACCCGATAACACCTTATCAATGTTTTCTTTCTGTCTGTCAATCCTATCTCGTGAGATTGTTTCCTGCCTATCAAACTCTTTCTTAAACACAACTTCAATTTCCTGTCTAGTCACTGGCGCAGCAGGGTCAATGCCAGCAACAGCGTCGAACCTGTCTGCAAGCTTTTCTGTCTCGCGCTGAACTAGATCATTAACTTCTTTTTGAAACACCTTGTTCTGCGCTGAAGTCTTCTTTATCCAGTTACGCGCAGGAGCGTTATCTAACATTGTCGCTAAGATACCGCCAAGCTCTAGATCAGGTATCTCTTCTTTAAGCTTGGCTAGTTCATTAATTGAGTTAGCAACCTCTTCAGGCTTTGTGGCTCTTTTAATTGCATTTAACTCAGACCTGACTTGACTTGACGCAAGAGCTTCAGGAGCGTTTGTTAACTTTTTAAATCCTTCAGAGCCTACACGAGCTGCTGTAGAGACAACCGGAGCAACGCCAGCGCCAGCAGCAAGTCCCACAGTTCCTCCAGCAACAGCGCCTGCCATTTCCTGAGCAAGCTGACCGCCACCCAACTCTTTAACTACCTGTGGAGCAACAACACCTGCGGTTGTTCCTGCTACAGTAGACGTAGCGGCTGGGATAGCTCCTGATAGGAACTTAGTTAAGCCTGATCTTATAGGCGTACCTGCCAGCGTAAGAGGATCAGAAAGACCTGCTATAATTTCTTGACCAAGACCAAGTTCTGCGTCCTGAGGTACTCCTGCAATCTGCCTTGCCTTTCTCTCTGAAACAACCCCTGCGTTCTCCGCTTGGCCTTCCATGATTGCTTTTTCTAGAGCCGCATTTGTTTCATCGCGGCTGTATAGAAAAACATCAGGGACAAACTGAACAGCAAACCTAGACAACCCAAGCTTTGCCATATCTAAAGCAGTAATCTCGTCAGCGTCTGCCTTGTTGTCTGTAGGCGTGTCGGTAGATTTTGTAGACGTAGCCTTGCTTCTGTTTAGCCTAGCGTAAGCTTTAATCTTCGACTCAGACCAGTCAGCGGGATGTGCAAAAGTTAAAACATTGCCGTCGCCTACGTCTACTCTTGAGGTTTTTTTATCTGCCATTAGTTTAATAACTCCACGTCGTCAGAAAGGCCAAAGTACTTACGGGCAGTTTCTATAGCTTCCTGCTCTTTCTCTGTGACTGCCGCAACTGCCAAATTATCAATGCTGTTGCTTATCCTGTTTTTAGCTAGCTTCTCAAGCCCTGTCATAATCTTAGTGTACTCAAGCAATGTGTCTTCAGATAACTTACCCGAGGCAAGCATAGTACCCCAGTCTACAATTGCTTGTTTAATGTCTTTAGACCCTCTAAACCTGTCCAGTTCTGCAACAGCACGTAGATCATTTTCTGTTGTTGACGTAACAGTTCTTTCAATCAAAGCTGCAACACCGGCTACATCATCAGTTCCTAGCTCACTAAGAACTTTAAAGCGTCCTGCTTTCTCAACAAGCTCTTCGTTAATTGCAAAGGCAGGATCAGATTTACGTACCATCTCTACAGAGTCAGCAGCATTCATAGGAAGCTTTCTAACCAGAATGTCGTCTATCTTGCCAGCAAGTGAAGCGTTACCTAAATCGGTAAGAGCGACGTTACGCGCAGCCCGGAGACCTTCAACAGTATCCAAGTCAACTTCAAGTCCAGCGTCTGCAAACAAACCCCTCAAGCCTTTTTTACTTTCTCCCTTTTTTCCGCTGACTTCAGCTTCTCCAATAGTATTCTGACTGACAATCTTTCCGGTTAGTGGATTAGTCGCTGTTTGTACTCTAGTCGGCACACCGTCAATAAGAATAGTAGATTCTGTGATGTCAAGAGCAGTAGTCTCTTTAGCTTCAGGAACGCCTGCTTTATACGCACTAGCAATCTGCTCTCGCGTACCACCAAGACCAATAACAGACTTCTGCGCCTCTCCTAAGTCAGCAAGCGGAACTCCTCTAGTAGCCGCTGCTTGTATTGCTGCCAAGCCACCCTGAAGACCTCTGCTTGTCCTTCCTTCTTGCGCTGCAGCCCTTAAGGTACGCGCTCTGTCTATTAACTTAGCGCCCATCTCTGGATTATCTTTAAAAATGTTTGCTGCTGTCGCTTCTATTACAGCAGGATCGTTGCTGATCAAAGCCTCTTGAAGACCCTTTAACATACCCTGCCTTGCTTTCTTCTCTTTAGCCGCAGCAGGAGCCTGACCAATAGCAGCACCAAGATCAAACATACCATATCCCGGTTGCGTCAGCGACTGTATAAAACTCTGTCCAAATTTAGCCATTACTTAATCTCCAAATAATCCTAAGCCTTCTAAGAAACCACCTACATCTCCTAAAACGTCACTTAAGCCGCCGTAGCTGTCTGTGGGTGTAGCCAAGCCGCCAATCAGTCCAGTACCTAACTGACCCATCAGGTTAGCTTGTCCCAGACCAGCACCCAACAGCGCTTCAAGACCGCCCATAGCGCCTTCGCCAAACAGACCTGCGCCGTAAAGCTGCCCTTTCTGCTGTAGCTGTGGGTAAAGCTCACTGCCTTGCATAGCCGCTAGTAACTGTGCTTGTGGTATGTAAGAACCGCCCAAGGCTCCGAGGCCTAGCTGTTGCTGTCCACTTAACATTGCCAAGTCTTGTGCAGACAACTGAGAACCTAGCCCAGCCATTTGAGCACCAAGGCCAGCCTGTTGAGCCTGTAAACCACCTGCAAGCTGTGCTAACTGTCCCGCCTGAGAAGCAGACGTAGCTGCGCGTCCAAGCCCTTCAGACTGCAACTGAGACTGTATCTGATTTGCACTCAAGCCTAGCTGTGACAACTGCGCTGCTCTTTGTTGTGCTTGACCTTGAAGGTCGCTGGACAATCCTGCTTGCTGACCAAACATACCGCCAAGCGCTTGAGCAGTTCCTAGCGCTTGCTGCTGCTCTGATTGCGCCTGCTGTATAGCTGCCAGAGACGCCCTGTTTTGTGCTTCTTCCTGCGCCTGAGACAACGCTGCTTGCTCAGGAGTACCGCCAAACATACTGGTACGTACACCCAAACGTCCCTGACTTGCAAGACGCTCTTCTAGCTGCAAGCGTTGGCGCTGCTCTTCTGGACGCTGCGTAGCCCGGATACGCTCGTATACATCAGCTTCGCGGCCTGTTGTAGATCCTAGAACGTCACCCGCCGCTTGACCTGCTAACTGTCCATACTGCTGCCTAAGCGCCTCTACGTCTGACGGAGCCTGTGTAACCAAACCTTGCTGACCTAATCCTAACGCTTGCTGCCCAAGTTGTCCTATAGCAGCACTGGGTTGCTGTCCGAGTTGTCCACTAACTTGGTTTGCAAACTGGCCTCTAAGTTGATTGATGTCTGCTGGCTGTGTCTGAGAAGCTTGCATAAACTGGTTGCCAAGACCGTAAGCTTGCTGCGCTGCTGCTCTGCCTCCAGCTTGACCATACGGTGTTGCGCCTAAAGTTGACTGCGCTTGTCCCATCAACATGCTCTGTATGGCTTGCTCTTGTGGAGACAGCCCCATCGTTGCAGCGCCAGTTGTAGGGTCGTAACCAAACTGACCACCTGTTGCAGACGTTACGCTAAAAGGCTGGAACTGAGACTGATCAAGTCCTTGCTGTGCAATCTGCATTGCACCTTGCTGCGCTGATTCTCCAATACCACCAAGCCTGTCGTAAGCGCCTGTAAGAGCAGCACCGCCGCCAAGCAAACCAAGAAGCGGCCCTGCGCCACTTAAAAAATCTTCCCAATTAAACTCAGACATTAGTAATTACCTCCGTCGATTGTTCCTGTCGATAGCGTACCCGTAAACGTAAGGGCAGGTATCGTTACAGTCCCAGTAAACGTAGGGCTGTCTGTATTGGCCTTAGACGCTACTGCGGTTGCTATGTTAGTAAACTCTGTACTGAACTCTGTACCGCGAATAATCTTGCCACTGTCTCCAGAAGGCAATGAGTCCTTAGCGGCAAAGTCTGTTGTCGGGGTATAGTTGCTCATAGTGTTTTACCTATTAATGCTAGTACATTGATTTCTTGTAGTGATAATGCAAAACCGTTGATGTCTGACTCAAGACCAATAGTGACTACACTACCGTCACCTGTCGTGTTGATAGCGCGGCGTGACACTAAAGTTCCACCTGTAAACTCACCAACTGTAAACTCGCTAACTCCGTAAAACGCTGGAGTCTGGTTGCCTACTGTATACTCTTGAGTTCTGTACGCAGTTTCAAAGTCGTAAGCCCAGTTAATAAAAACTGTAGCTGAGTTAGCGCCTACAATAGTTGGTCTTAGCTTCTTTAAAATCTTAAGCTTAGAAGGATCACCAAAGGTTAAGCCGGGGCTGTAATACCTAAAACGATAAGAAACTCCATTGTCTGAGTAGCCTGTATATTCACTTAAGCCGTAAGCGTTTCCGACTAAAAACTGACCGCTTCTTAAAACCTCAAAAGAAAAGAAAGCTGAACTGGGCCAGCGTGTAACTCTGTACGATCCGTTTTCTGTAGTGCCTTTAAGATCAAAACAGTACGTAAGATTGTTAGAAGGAAACGATACAAGGTAAAACGTATTGTCTGGTGAGTAGATAGTCGAGACATGTCCCTGTCGATTAGCAATAACCTCGATAAACTCTGTCTTGATGTTGCCGCTAAGGTCGCTAATGGGCATTGACTTTTCTTGTATGGTTCTACCAAAGCTCCTAAGACCTGTGTCGTCTAAAAATAGAACGTCAGTGCCGATGTGCTGAATAGAGTTGCGACACACACAGCCAACACCCGGAACTGTATCGGAAATTGACATAGTAGCTGGCGAATCAGCACCTTGATATACAACAATGCTATGCCTACCAAAAATAATTAAAAGATTGTTGTGAGCAGTTACGCCTACAATGCTGTCTGAACCATCAGGCCAAGCCTTAGAAATATCTATAGATCCAGACGATCCACCAGAAAAATCTGTACCAATAAGTAAGTCAGACCAATATATAACCTGTGAGTCTATGTTGCTGTCAGTTATCCAAAGCCTGCCGTAAGCTGCTAAAGCTTCGTTACACCAGAGGTACGTAGGCGTTGCACTGCCCGTGTAAGCAGCAAAAGTCTGGACACCACCAGCGTGTGTATAGATAAGCGGCTCTTGTCCTCTCTGGAAAAAGTACGCTGCGTTGTTAAAGTTAACAGAACGCCAGTCATTCTCTGCAATGGTGTAGGCTACTGGAGTCTCGTCTACTAGCGTGGTTGTACCAGAAAGTATCTTATCGTTTCCAAAACTAAATACTTTTTCGTTACCAGAGTCATCAAAAAACTCATGTATAGAGCGTATGTAGTCTGTACCTAGCTCCGTTTTGTTTGTTGTTAATGTATCTAAACCTTTACGCGCAGCAATTCGACCGCGCTTGTCAATGACAGCGTTATCTGCAACGTCTGCAAACGATGGGTCTTGAGCTAGCGGCGAATCCTCAGTGTTGATACCCTTAAACGCAGGAGCAACTAGGTTAATACTTTGTAGTGGCTGGGCCATACACTAGCTCCTATTATGAATACCAATCAGTTTCGTAAGGGTGCTTCTGTGCGTCCAGAGCAATAGCGTCAGACAGATACTTGTCAGCCATAGCAAAGTACTCAGGTGTTGATGTACCGCCTGTCTCGCCTCTTTCACGCGCTGCTAGAGCTACTGCTAAATGTATGACAGGCATAGCAGGTATTAACATATTATCTGTGTCAGCAGCTAAGTCTTCGTTACGCAATACGCAGTTAAACCTGAGAGTGTAAACACCGTCAGGCTTTGGGTACACATCTATTTGTGAATCACCTTGGGAGTCAACACCATTGTACGTGTAGAACTGTGGCGCTCCACGCGCGGGAGTTTGATTGAGGTATTGATTGTCAAACCATTTAGAAGTACGGTACTCCATAAAAAAGTTAGAAGTATCGTTAATGACATCCAATGCTTTAATACGGTTCTGACTGCCTGTAAGCACATAGTTAAATATGTCTGCCGAAGTTGTAATGGTTAGTGTGGTACGTAAGGCTGACCAGTCCCAAGAAGTCTCTACAATCTTCTTAGCGTCGTTAACAAAGTCACCTACCATCTTACTGTAGGTAGTAGAGTTTACGCTAGCAACTTCCTCTTCTCGTATCCTTCTCAGGACGTTATTTACCAATTCTAAATATGTCATACTAACATACCCTTGTTAATAATCTTGTTTAGTTGAGCCATGTAATCTACATTAGGCGACTGTACAATGTTTTGAATTGTAGGTGCTTCGTAAGAGATGCCTGCCATAAAAGGCTTAAAGCCTAAGCTAGAACCGCCAACTGAAGCTCCGCCGTCCTTAGTTAAACCAAACAAAGACTCAGCCTGTTCTTCGCCGTCGCCGTCACCATCGCCGTCACCGTCACCGTCACCGTCACCATTGCCGTCACCGTCCTTAGTAGTAGAGGCACCGCCAAACGTTAGACCGTCTTCCTCTTCTTCACCGTCTTTGTCACCAACAGTTCCGTCAGTTTCGCCGTCCTTGTCGTCAGCAGTGCCGTCAGTTTCACCGTCTTTGTCACCAACAGTGCCGTCAGTTTCGCCGTCCTTGTCACCAACAGTTCCGTCAGTTTCGCCGTCCTTGTCATCAGCAGTGCCGTCAGTTTCACCGTCTTTAGTAGGATCAGCAACTTTATCTAACTCAGTTTCCCCGTCCTTTGTTGAATCAGTTGCAACGTCTAACTCAGTTTCGCCGTCCTTTTCAAGTTCCTCGGCATCCTTTTCAGCTTGCTCTGCTGCATCCTTTTCAGCTTGCTCTGCTGCATCCTTTTCAGCTTGCTCTGCTGCATCCTTTTCAGCTTCTTCAGCTGTATCCTTCTCAGCTTCTTCAGCATTGTCCTTTACAAGCTGCTCTGCTGCGTCCTTCTCAGATTCTTCAGCAGCATCCTTTTCAGCTTCTTCAGCTGCATCCTTCTCAGCTTCTTCAGCAGCATCCTTATCAGCTTCTTCAGCAGCATCCTTTTCAGCTTCTTCAGCAGTATCCTTTTCAGCTTCTTCAGCAGCATCCTTTTCAGCTTCTTCAGCTGCGTCCTTCTCAGATTCTTCAGCAGCATCCTTTTCAGCTTCTTCAGCTGCATCCTTCTCAGCTTCTTCAGCAGCATCCTTATCAGCTTCTTCAGCAGCATCCTTATCAGCCTG